TTGTGCTTGATTGTATTGAGAACCTGGAGGCGGCAATGGCTGGCCAGGTAGCGCTATAGCGCTACTCCAATCCGACGTAAATACATTTGTTCCATTCGCTAGATCTGTTGCTGTAGGAGCTCCTTGTATTTGAAATGCTGGTAAACTTGTAGTACCTATTGTCGCTTCTACTCTAGCAAATCCATTGCAAGGCTGAGGAGTGTTTGGATTTGCTTTTGCCATCCATCCAAATAATTTTGCACTATTCAAACTGTAATATGTACCTGCGTTATAACCATCTTGTACTGGTGTTGCGCCCCATGCGCCTTGAAAACAATTTCCTGCAGCATCTTGTACTCTATTTTGAGATGTTGCGTTGTATCTTACTTGGAAAGCTGTAAGTCCAGAATAATCAACATAAACGGTGTAATAATTTCCTGGAGCAGCTGATGTTCCCCATGCGTACGTTACATTAATTTGATTATTAGCAGGAGCAACTAAAAATTGCATATAACACCAAGATTCTGGAAAACCAAATGTCGCATTGTGACTTAATAAGGTCTGCCAAAGAGGTGTATTAAAACTACTATCCATAAATGTATCTACACCTTCGTAGTAGTTTCCCATTTGCAAATTAGAACCACCTGCTTTTGAAGCTTTGATAGCACTATTTGCTGATACATCAGGAACTAAATCACCTCTAATATAATCACCTAATTTTATATTAGTACCAACAACTGCTTGGTCTGAACCTTTGTGGCCAAACTCTTCAGTAATATCTGTTCCTGTTATATCTATTCCACCGGCTGTAGTAGTTGCTTCAGTTCCTTTTTTTCTGGAACCAGCTAGTGCTAATGGACTTCCTGATGATTTAATTGGCATGTTATTTAATTATTGCTGATATATGGTCTTCGAACTCTTCAATTTTTTCTGTACGGTTTGGCCAAAGAATATATTCTTTATCTGGATTTTTCTTTAAATTTGTTAGTAAAGGTAATATAGCATTATATAACTTATTGAGTTTTTCTTCTAAGTCTTCTGCTTTTGATGAAGTAGATTCTACTTTCGTAGTTGCTTTTTGTACAGCCTCTAACTCATTTTCATCTACAGCAGTAAATCCAAAATCAAAATCTAATAAATTGTCTGACATATTTATTCCTCTATATTTTTATATTTATACTGTCTAGGTATACGTTTTGACTTATCTTTGTGAAATTGTGTAATTGAATGTTTTGGTTGTTCTTTACGAGCTTTTATCTCTGGTTTTTTCTTACCGAATATTTTATCCCAGTTATCAGCATAAGCCTGCTGACCACCTGTTTTAGTTTTAATAATATCTCCAGTTATATCGTTTTTATTTTTCATGTCATTAATAAAAATATAATTATACAAGCTTGTATAATATTAGCATAAACAGAATATTTAAATCTTTCCCTCATTTCAATCATTGAAATACAACTCCACCTCTTCGAACTAGTTCGTTCTTTATCTTTTGTTTATCTCTAGGCCTTGTATTATTACTATTATACTTTTCTATCAATTCAGTTTTACTTATATTTTTAATATAAGGATGTATAGTAGAAACTTTCTTTGTAGCTCTATCAACTGTTTTATGTGATTTTCCTAATTTTACTGGCATTATATTTTTTTCACCTTTCCTTTTTTGTTTACTAAATAAGCTTCAAAACTAACGTTTGGAAACTCTCTTTTTAAATCTAATAGAGCTGTTAAATTTTCCATGTGGTCATCAAATAATCTAATACGTGCATAATTATCAGTTTGTAAATATTTTCTAAATATTATTTGCTTTGCAGCTGCACTGGATTTATTTGACATATTACCAGCTCTCTCAACATATACGTTATCCATTGGTATACCATGTTCTTCAAACGTACGTATGAATAAATCTCTATCATCCATATCAGATCTAGCAGTTACGATTATAACTTTACTACCTTTTGCTGTAGCATTTCTTATAATTGCTTTTGCTTTCGCAATCATTTTACCTATTGGTATTGCTGTCTTAAAAAATATCTTAGATGATTTAAATTCGCCATAATCATAATACTCACCTTTTTTTAGTTTATATGAATTAAACATTTGAGGTGTTAAAGGTATAGGTTCTCCACCCTTTGTATTCTTTACTAGAACACGAGCCTTCGTAGTAAACATAGTATCATCTATGTCAAATATAGTTAGGCCTTTATTACCTTCTTCTAAATATTTTGAAAACTTATCCATAATAGACTATTATAACACATTTCTGTGCATTTGTAAACTGTTTAATCTATTTATTAAATTAAGTATTTCTTGATTGCTTCGATTTTATCATGTGCATCTGCTATCTTAACTACTTCTTTCTCAATAGTTTCTACAATATCAATATGCTCACCAATACCAACTGAATTGCGTTGATAAACTAATATATTAGCTTTTGCAACTTCAATTTCGCCTTCTAATTTATCAATTAAAGCTTTTAATAAAAAATGTGTCTCATTCATTTTACTTCCTCTGATTAGGCCACATCTGCCTACGTTTATATTCGTGTATAGTTTCTTTTAATTTTTCAGTCCAGTCATCTCGGTCTCCAATAAATACTTGAGGACCTTCATCACCAGCAATAGCAACCACTAATTGTTTTATGGGGCGACCAGTTCTCTCTTCCCACATGATTGCGTACGCGGCCGCTTGCATATAATATCCAGAAACCCATTCTTCTTTCTTGAGTTTCCTAGAAGTTTTCCAATCGATGATTGATTCTTTACCATTCCATTGGCCAACTAAATCAACTCTTCCTGCAATACCTAAATGTGTTGAATATAAAGGTACTTCCATTGCATGCACTTTCTCTAGATTTTCATCTATGATTGGTTGTATATCTTTAAACGTTTGTATGTTATGTGGTAGTTCACCTTCTAAATATGGTTTATTACTTACATAGTTCTCTAATATATTATGTACTTGAGTTCCACGAGTTGATGCTATTCTTGATACTCTATTGGCTTCCTCTTCTCCAACTCTTTTTCTCCAAGCTTGAATTCCTTCTTCACTTAATATTTTTAAAACAGTTGTAATTGATGGATAAGCATTTCCTTCAGGGTCTAAATAATTTCTACCTGTTTCTTTTGTTTCACATTCTAAATCATTATAACCTATATCTACTAAGTCTTGTTCAAATCTTATTCCACCATCTGCGTATAGATTACTTGTTGTCATTGCCATATTTTTGTCCTTTCATAAATAACTTATTAGCTTGTCTTTGCATCGATAACTCTATTTGTTTATCTAACCAATTTCTAAACCATTGTCTTAATTTACCCATTATTTACTTTTGATATTATCTCTTAGTCTAGGTGGTAAACCACTTTTAATTCTACTTTGTACTTCTTTCCAACCATCACCGGCTCTATTTAGTACACCTTTACCTCCATCAAAATCTATATTTACTTTTGAATAATGACTTTGTATATGTGGATTTTCTTCTAAGTATTTTTTCTTATTGTCATATGACATCATTTTTTCAAACACTTCATCTGTTTCAGTATTTTTAAATTCATACGTTGGCATATTGAAACCACTCCGGTACTTTTCTATTGGTCCAAACCATATTGAACCTTGATTGTTTTGTTTGATAGAACGCTCTATATGAATCTATTGGACATTCGAATATGCACTCTGGATTACTCTTCATAGCTAACTTAAACTCTGTTGGACCTACATTTGTAGGTATTTTATTAGGTGCTTTAGATAAAGCTTCTCTTAGTTTAGTATCAGTCATATGTGTTCTATTGTATCTGTATTTATACTCATCACAAAGGGCAACAAAATGATTGTAATGCCATTGATAATTTTCTGAACTTTCTCTTGTCCAAACAGTGCTTGGATGATTAAAATGACAGGCTTTATAAAGTATATCTTCCCTTTCATCTGGTAATTTCCAGTATTGAACTCTTACTTTGCCTGATTTGGATAGTCGGCGTTCCATCGACCCATCAATCATTCGATGGGTCGTGGATAACATTTGTGCTGACTCAACAATCATTTTAACTACATGTTTATCACATTGTTGTTGAGCAGCTTTAACTGGGTCACGGTCAAGTATAAAAATATTCATAGTATATATTATATCACAGTTTTATAGATTTGTAAACCACCTCCTTTATATTTTGATTATTAATAAATCATAACAAAGGGATATATCTATAGGCGTGCCTCCTATTTTATTATTAGGTTTGGAAAAGCATCACTAACTAGTTTTTTAGTAATGCCGGTTATTTTTAGCTTTTTATCTTTAGCTAAACAGAGCATATCTGCATCTTCTGCATGTAATGACTCTAGTAAACTTATAAACATACTTTCTCTTCTAACAGCTTTTAATTCATTAGCTATTGGTCCTTTGAAAAAGTATTTAAATCTTCTGTGTGCTCTATACAGAGTTTGGTACTCATACCCTTTTGGGGCATCGTCTCTTTGATAAGGTGGTATTCCTTCTGGTAGCAAGCTAACGATATCATCGTCAAATGCAACTCTAAGGACATCCCTTATTGCTGGGTGATTATTCTTTCTAAGAAACTCTACTCTCTCTTTTTTAGATTTGAGTTTTCCACATTTCTTAAGAACTTCTGAGATTAACGGTTTCGCCATTGTAAAATTCCTCCACGACTTCAATCAATTGATTACATCTTTTCTTTATTAAATAATTTAGAACTTTCATACGCGGTGCGATCGGTTGTTCTATAAAAGTATTTATAATGTTTTGTACGATATCTTCAGGGATTTCGGTTAAATCTATTAACTTTTTATTCCTTTGATAATTCCTATAGGTATTGTCATCCATACACTCTCTGAGGTTATCTGACTTTTCTAACCAATCATCAATCCTTGTTTGTCTTAAAGGTGATTGGTTCTTTTCACTGATAAATGTATCATCAGCTGATAAAACGTTTGGTATACCATCCCCAGCATCACCTCTCATAATATGATTAAATAAGTAAATCCTAGGATTACCATCCTTATCCTTTACTATTTTTTTCTGCATAGGTGAGAACTGTTTAACGTTCTTAAACTTTTGTAGTTGTATAAAATCTTTATCAGATGATATAATAATAATAGGTTCATCTTGTCCAAACTCTTGTGTTTTTAAAGTAAGTGCTCCTATAATATCATCAGCTTCACATCCTTCCATGTGAATAACTTTATATGGTAGATACTCTTTGATTTCAGTACGTACTAAATCTAGTACTCTAAATACTTCACCCCAATCTTGAGAATCATCAGTATCTCTGTGTTTCTTTCTATTTGCTTTATACTCAGGGAAATAATCTCTACGCCATGTATTCATACCATCACAGCATATAACCATTTGTCCATATTCATCTCTATATTTTTTATTATACATTCTTATAGAATTAAGAATCATATGCCTTATCATATTTTCATCATTTAACTTTTGAATAAAAATATTGGATAAAGCTATTTGGTTAAAATCAAGTAGTATCATCATCATCTCCTGGTAAATTAAAATCGGCATTAAAGAAAACTTCCATGTCTTCCATTTTATCTCTAATATCTCTGTTTTGTTCGGCTACTTTTTTTATTTTTACAAATAACCTATCGAACTCTCGATGTAGTTCGTGTGGAATACCTAAATGTCTATTTAACATTGCGTTAAACATGTTTACAAGAACATATACATCTCTTGACTCAGGATATTCTTCATTCCTAAATTCCATACTTTGAAATGCAGGCCAATCTGATATAATACCATCGTGTATTAGATGTTCTAAGTTAGATAAAAACTCTTGTGTCATTTCAACACATTCGTTACTTGCCGCGTAAACTGCATCTTCAGATTCTTGTAATAAATCTGCAGTTTCTTTCATTTTCCTTTCATGCGGAGTAGGAAATTTTATTATTTTTGCCATTGTATGTATATTATATCACAGTTTTAGTCGTTTGTAAACAGTTTTTTTACACTATTTGCACCAATCCTAACATTAATAATACCATTATAGTAGTCATCACTGCCAAGTACTTCTCTATCGAATTGTTCCTTAGCTTCCAAATAAGCGCATTCACCTTTTGATTTACATAGGTAAAGTATTTCTCTATGATAGATATCTTTTCCTTGAACTGTGGCTTCTTCATTTAATTGTTTATTTGAACCAAAGTAATCTCTCCAATCTGATTCAACTAATAAACGTTTTCTACGTTTTCGGGTTTTGGTGATAGGTAAGGTTTTCTTGGACCAGAAAAATTTTTTTCCAATATATTTTCTATTCGTGCCACGATTAGTAATGCAGTAAACAAAGCCATAATAGTCATCCGAACTAAAATCTTCTGGAGGTTCGTATGGTCTTCCTTCATAATACCAAGGGCTAATCATTATCATAATAGTTAAAGTCTAACTCATTGTCGTTTTCGTTTTGTGGTTCTCCACAATGCGGACAAAAATTCACTTTAACATCTCTATCGTCTGGTTTTATGACGAAAGAATTATAACAGTATTCGCATTCTAGTTTCATTTTGGATTATTTACCAATGTTGCTAATTCAGTATACCCACCAATTTTATTACCATCTAATATAATTTGTGGGAAGGTTCTTGCACCAGGAAATGTTGATAGCATTTCATCTCTATC